CAAGTAGTAGTTCTTCAAGTTCTAGCAGTAGTTCTTCTTCAAGTTCTAGCGGCGGCGGATACTAAAAAACCCTACAGACAAAAAAATACCCCGATTTTTTTTCGGGGTATTTTGGTAATTAAAAGTCGAATTATATATCAACCTCCATCAATATCACAACCTATCACACTACCACCGACAATTCCAAGAGGGATTGCCCACCAACGACCATCTCCTTGAGATATTGCTGCGGCAGCTCCACCACCTAAGATACCACCAAGGATTGCTCCTTCACTACACTCATTACCATCAGGTGATGGTTCTCTTTGCCAAATTGGTGGTAATGGTCTCGATGGTCTGTGTCTCCAGCATGGTACTTGAACAGTATCATACCATGAGTTAATATATCCTGGACTTCTTGCTGTACCAGGAACATACTCTTCTCTATACTCTTCACGAGTACATGTACTAGAAGATGAATGTCCTGGTTGATAACTATTTGTCGCTGATCTATACTCGTAAGGAGTAGAACTTGATGGTGTTGTAATCCATCTGTCAACCCAATTTCTAGAGGGAGCATCATCATATGCTTTACGATTACTACGATCCCCTATACTCTCTGCATTAACAGGAGCAATTAGAAATGGTAGTAACAACAGAGGTAATGCTTTCATTGTAATCCTTTTTTATATGTATATTATAGCATAAAAAAGGGGGTGTGTAACCCCCTTGTGACAGTTTCCTATTTGGTTTCTAGGATTGCTTCTTTAATCACGGTCTTTAATTGTCTTAGTTTCTTTTTACCAAGACCAGCACGTGTATCTATCTTCACTTTAACCCAGTATACTCCTGCTAATACGAGGAGGAAAGGAATGGCTTCTGCCCATGAGATGTCATTCCATGCTTGTACTACGTTCATAATTAATTAGTTATTCACCAGCAAGTTTAGCAAAGTATGATAGAGTGTCTTCAGAATCCTCAACAGGAGACGAAGCAACTGCACTCTTTAGACCAGCGAGGTCAGAATCATTAAAACCACTAGAAGGTTGTGGTTCATATTCCTCACTATCAACGCCAATATTAGGACGTACAGGTGCAGCACCTTTACCAAGTACCAAGTTCAAACGTGCTGTAAGTTGCTCGTAAGACTTGAAGTTCTTCTCTGCTTCAAACTCTGCAAGAGAGTAACCCTCTTTCCAGATACCCTCTAGTTTATCATCATCGAAGTTACCTAGTACTTTAGGTGCAGCGAATTCAGACTTGTCATAGTTCCAGTAACCATCAACCTTGCGGATCTTCAATTTGAAGTCAGCACCTTTCCAGAAATTGAAAGGATCAATAGGACTCTCGTCTGCAAATGCAGGTTGCATTGCTTCAACAAGTTTATCAAAAATCTTCTTACCAAATTTGTATAGGAAGACACGACCCTCATTCTCAGGGTGAGCAGGATCTTGAACAACATAAATGTTGCTGTAGTAGGAAAGTTTACGCTTCTGAGCACGTGCGATTTCCTTATCGCTATCACGACCACTGTTCCAAAGTTCCCTGTTCAGTTCTCCAACGGGATCATCCTTACCAAGTGTAGTAAGACTGTTCTCAATGTACCACTGTCCACCTGGACCTTTAAAAGCATGACTCCAAACCTTTGCCCAAGGCATATCTTCTCCATCAGGAGCAGGAAGGAATCGTATAACTGCGTAACCGTTACCAGACTTATCAAGTTCAGGTTTCCAGAAACGCTCATCAGCAGAAGAACCAGCAGCAGGCTGATTCAATTTCTCAATCTCTCTGGATAGTTTTGCAAAGGTATCACCCTTAGATGATGCCTTTTTAAGAGAGGCAAATGACATTTCGTATTCTCCGTATTAAGTGTGTTGTTTTGGATTGTTACTGTGTAATCGTAACATACTATTTAGGTTTAGTCAACCCCTCGTCGTGCAGTTGTTTCAAGTGTTTGAATCATAGCATCCATGCACTCTAAGAGGTCTTTATACCCAAAAGCATTGGACAGGGCATTGATCCTAGATTTCATGTCTGCTGCTTCCCTGTCCTCTGATGCAGCAAGGCATAGTCTACCATAAAAAGTCTTTTGTTTATCGATCAAGTTTTTACAATCTTCAATATGATCTAGTCTCTCTTGTCTACTCATCGTAGAAAGTTGTGCTGTCATCGCTGCAACTTCTTGATAGGTATTAAAGATGTCTTGTAGATTGTTTTGTACTTGGTCTGAGTTGAAAAATTTACTCATTTTACAATGGTAGAACTCCTTTAGATCTTTTTTTCATATAGTTTAAACGCTCTGCTTCATGTCGCAAGCGTTCTTTGAGGGGTTTAGACATTAGTTTAGGAACAGTTTCAATCTCAATTTCATTCTCTTGACAGTACGTTACTACTGCTTCAATGTATGAAATAAGACCGCTACTACGCTTCACCAATCGCTCAATTTCTTGAGAGAATTTAGTGGGCGTTAGAAATTTGTCCTCAACTTCTTTATCAGGCATTCGCTCTTCCCCTAACAAATTCTTCAATATAGGATTTGAGTAATTGTAAATAGTCATCAAGATTGTACTTCTGAAATACTTGAACAGATCCCTCTTCAGTGGCGATAAGTGTGACAATTTTCTGCACCTCTAAACCTGAACGTTCGAGGAACATTGCTGCATACGCAGTTTCTTGAACAAAATAATGTTCAACCCAATCTTCCTTCTTTTCTTTTGTTGAAGTTTTGAAATCGATTACTGCCAACTCACCATCAAACTCAGCGATGCAGTCTACACGACCAGCAAGACCAAGGTAATGAGAGTATAGAAAAGTCTCTAAACAATGAATGTTATTGATACGATCTAACGTAGGCTTTGCTATGTGAAACATTCTAACAGACAATGGATTATTTTCCAAGTATTTGTCTGTATCTAATTCACCTTTGAAATAATCTTCAGTAATAGAATGGAATGCTGTACCTCTTTGTGTTGCTCTGGCAGTAATTCTGTTCGCTTCCGTTTCACCAATTTTCTTTCTCCAATTTGAGAAGAAAGCAGCGTTCTTAAACGATGTGATGGAAGTTACACTCGGATAATATTTATCCGCACCAGGAATAGGGTAGAATCTAGTACCATTACGGTCAATAGCATCAACCTCTACATGTTCTTTGAGGTCAGTATCAATAAATTTAAACATTAAAAACCTAGATTATACTTAGTGACAAGATAAGATTTGACCAATCCAGACCTCACGATGTCATCAATACCAAACTCAACGCAAGTAAACTCACGCATAGTCTGAAGAATATTAATGAAGTTTGAGATACCAGACTTCTCGTTCTCTCTAGTGAGATCAGTTTGAGTGATGTCACCACAGAACATAATCTTAGAATCTTGACCAACTCTTGTTATTATACTATCAAGTTCATGATAATTCAAGTTACTGAATTCATCTACTAAAACAATAGCATTATCGAGAGTAACACCACGAATAAAACTTGTAGACCAGAAACTTATTGTTTCTTGAGCACGAAGATTTTCATAGAGCATCTGAAAAGAGTTATCATCAGGCATACTGAACATAAATCTCACCATATTTTTATATGGTATCTGATATAGTGCAGACTTGTCTTCATGGTCACCAGGTAGGAAACCAATCTCTCTAGTAGGTACTAGAGACCTGACAATGTATATCTTATCATAAGGTGTGCTCTCGTCAAGTACTTCTTTCAAAGCAAGATACAATGTAATAAAAGTTTTACCTGTACCTGCTGCACCATGTAACAGAAGGTTCTGTCCTTCTGCATACTTCTCAAACACTAACTCCTGATTAGGAGTCAATGGATTGACAGGAACCATGTAAGATGAATCAATAGGTTTCTTTCTCTTCATCTGCTTCTTAGACATGGGTTGTAGTGGTGCAGTACCATTACCATTAGTTTTCTTCCGTGCTCTTGCCATAATTTAAGTAAAACGACTCAAGTTTGATCGAGGGTGTGCTGCTTGTACTTTGGACATGACTTCTTTGAAACCATCATCCACTTTAGGTTTGCCATACATATGACCACCTATACCTGCACTCCAATCTTTATCCCAATCGGGATTGTCTTTACGCCACTGATCATAATCTTTCATTGACATGGAGAGTTCTTTTTTCTCTCCAGTACTTTTATTTAGAACAGGGTAGGTGGGCATTCAAGTTTCCTCCTTTTGTTGTTTTTGTTCTTGCTTAATACGCCATCTAAATTGTTTGGCATATTTAACTTCCTCCTCAGTATACCAGTCTGGGTGTTTTTTTGCAAGTTTTATAATCTTCTTCGCTGCTTTTTTATCCTTCAAAATTAACATAGGCATTTGTACTAGGCAACTATTTAGATCACTCAATCCTTAAACATGGTTGCATATCTTCCCAATTAGTATAGCGACAAGGACATTCATCATCTTCCTCAGGACACCACCCAAGTGCCTCAGCAATGATTGGGAACTGACAGGTGAAATGATCTTTAACAAGGAGTGCAATCTCTCTGTGCTCCTTCTGGGTGCCATTGGAAGAACGTAGTTCGATATAATGAATCCAGTTGCGAAGATTACCAGTCATATACATCTTTGTTGGTACGGCAAGAGGCAATACATTTCTTGCACATTCTTTTGCAATACCTGAAGCAAGCATTTCTTTGTAGAGGTTCATCCCATCTACAAAATGCCTTTGCATTTTTAATTCGTAGTCCTGTCTGACAAATGGATCTATATCATCAATACTATTCTGTCTATTCTTATCATCTTGACGACGTAGTTGTGGTAGAGGAATGCTATCTGCAAGTAGAGAAGAGTCAGCATATCTCTGTGAAAATTCTTGAAATGTAAACGACCTATGCCTCAGCACTTGAGCAGCGATAGCACGAGTAGTATGAATCTCCAAAGTCATTGATGCTTGCTCAAACACAGACCAATGACCGTGCTTAATACAATACTTCAACAGTCCTGAAACCTTTGGGTTCTCTTGATTGTTAGGATTACTCACACGAGCAATGTATCCAATGGTCTTCTCTGCATCAGGAGTAACAGAGATTAAACATACTTTAGTCATGAATTTCTTAATAATATACGAAAAATTACATACAATCCCATTGCAGACCAGTATCCTAGGGTTGCTAATCCAAAGAGACCTGGTATGCAAGCAT